AAAATGATGAGGATCATCTACTACAACTTCCCAATCACCAGAGGCGCCTCCTGGATAAACTGAAGTATTTGGTATAGAACTTGTAGCTATACTAACACTACTCACACCAACTCCACGAAGTTCTGATACTTTTGCAGAAACTTGAGATCCTTGAGTGCCTACTATATCAAAAACTGCCTCATCATTAACTTGATAATCATATCCACCAGAAGAAATACCAATACTTTCTATAACTCCAGGTCTTACCGAAGTTACAGTAATAGTCTGTGATAATTTATTGGGAATATTAACATAATCATATGTAGATTCACCTTCAATCAAATTATATGCAACAGTATTTCTAGACCATGAATCAGCAACTAAATCATAATCATCTTGATTTGAATTGTATTTGAAGTTAAAAATTTCTGGAACTGACTTATAATGCTCCCCAATAATGTATGGGAACATTGGTTTTTTATATCCAGCAAATTCAGCTGATGATGTATCTTGAGAAGTAGTTTCAAGAGTTGAAAAATATGCATAGGTTCCTTTAGGGAACTCTGGAGTTACACAAAATCTTCCATTATTTTCATCAAGAACATCTTCATCAGAAACTTTTTTATAAACATAGTCTTCTATAAAGAATCCAGAACCAAATGTGGCTATTGGTGGTCTATTTTCTAAAGCACTAACATCTTTACTGTAACCAGACTTTATTTGCCCTATAGATCCTCCAGATCTCTTAGCATATCCATATGGACCATAAATTGGATTTCCATCATATGCCCACCCAATAATAGGAGAATGTCTGATAGAATCTACTTCCAAACCACCACTTTGAGCAAGATCTAAAGATCCAAATACAGATTTTCCTTCAGAATCTACAGAATATAGAGATTCTCTTAATTTTCTTGGAGCATATATGTGCTTATATTGAAGACCATACCTATAATTCAATCCTAAAGTAACATAACCATCATCAGCATTAAATCCAACACTTTGATTGATTTTCTCAAATAAATTCACATTCCAAGTTTGAATATTACTATTAAATACTGCATCTACGGCAAGTTCTGTAGGTATAACATTGATTAAACCATCAGCATAACCTTCACCACCTTCAATAACATTAACACGAACCAATTTACCATCTTCAAGAATGGGAACAAGTACTGCTCCAACACCAAAATCCCCTTCAATATCCAATAATGGAGCTGAGGAATAGTTACTACCCTCATTAATAACAATAACCTGTTTTATTACACCACCAAAAGTAAGGGAAGTAATTTGAGCTCCTGATCCCTGTACTAAAGTAATATCAGGTTGTCTATCAAAATTAAGAACTTCAGAAGAACCATAACCAACACCATTTTCTGAAAGGTGTATAGATTTGACTGTTCCTTTGAAATTTGCTCTAATTTCTGGTGGGAATGATAATCCCCCATCATATTGCCTAACCTTTGAAGATATATCTACTTGAATTGCAGGATAGTTGAAAATATGAGTCCCAACTCCAACAGTAGTGAAGTCAATATATTGACTTCTCTGATAATGGACATCTTTGGGTACAGTGCTACCAGAAGCAACCTGAGACAATCTGAAAGCATCATCACTAGTCTTTGTTACGTAATACTCATAACCATCAGTTAGACCCCCTATAGCAGTCCCTGTAGTGGTATACTTAACAATATCACCAGACTCATAGGTGTGGTTTTTAATCTTTACAATATTTACTGAGGTGTTTATCCCAACAATAGAAGCAGTTTTCTTCTTATTTGCATATCCTGAACCAACACTATCTACTGTAATTGATTGAATTGTTGTTCTTATATTTTCTGCTTGTAAAGAATGTTCTCCAATTCCATAACCAGAAATATATACAGTATTAATACCAGCTAAACAATCATCAAATGTATTGTGAAGACGGACAGTAGAAGGTCCTACAACCGAAACATAGTATGCTGCATTAGTAGTTAATCCAGCAACATTAGTTTGGTCACTTGTAGAATAAACTACTCTCTCATTATTTCTAAACTTATGGTAAGTTGAAAAGCCAATAGTAGAGGCATAAAAATCTACAGATATATCACTAAGACCAATTCCGGCACTATTCCCAAGAGTGTTTATCCCAGTAGAAGATGGGAAAACCGAAAAGTGCTTAAAATTCCTCATAGCAACAGAAGCCTTAGCTCCGTCACCATTACCTCCAGTTATTGTGATAACTGGAGTTTCTTGGTAGTCATATCCCGGATCAACAATATCAACAGATTTTAAACCACCTTCAACAGTAACAAATGCCGAAGCACCAACTCCAATAGTATCTTTAATCTTTACTGGTGGTGGAAAAACTATATCATAGTTGTCTCCTTCATTAACTACATCAATACTCTCAATTTTTCCATACTTAATGAAATCGGTTGATTTATAGTTCTCAATTTCAACACCATTAACCAACAATCCAGTAGATCCTGAAACAGTTCTATATTTAAAAATATCTTCTTTTGGTAGCGCAAATTTTCTTAGAAGTTTTTGTGTAGAAATAACATTTTTTCTTAAATCATATGATTCTATTGTCTGAGCGCCAACTGTTTTACTATCATTTCCTATAGTGAGAAACTTAGAGTTATAAATGTTAGAAACACTTCTAGAAAAAGCAATTCTAGTAGAATCTAAACGCCTTACAAAATATAATCCCTCATCAAATAAAAATGATGTTATTTCTCCAGTAGAAGCATTAATTTCTGGTGTATAATATACTGCATCACCAGTATAGAATCCATGATCTCCACTAGATATAATTTTGATTTCAGCTCCTGAAAAAGTTCCAGAAAATGTTACAGATCTCTTATTTGTTTGAATTTGATATTCAGGTAAAGACCCTGATGCTACCATTACAGGTTTTTCAAATACCTCACCACCATAATCATTAAATCCTAGACCTATAGGTTTTTGTTTGTATATATTTTGCACATTGCAATTAAATTTTGTAACACTGGGCAATGTTCCAGAATATGAAGCTTTCTTTATAGATCTCTTAGCAGAATAAGTTAAAGTGGAATTTAAAGCACCTTGACCAAGAACCTGAACATTATAGAAATCTGAAATACTTGTAATAGTAGATTCTGATAATACAGAACTATCACTACCAGTAATTGTTAATTTATCTCCAACTCTAAAATTATGCTCTACATTAAAGGTTATCTGCCAAGTATTATTACTTCCATCTTTCAGTTCAAATGATTTAATTTTATATTTTTGAGAAATATTATTAATCCAATTTTGAGTTTCAAAGGTTTCACTAAAATCACCCAAAGTCTGAATTCTACCTACACTACCCTCAAAAACTTGTTGGGTTTGGTCTTTTAGACTGCTACTACTCAATACTGAGCATATTCTAACCTCAATATTCTCTCCAGTCAGATTAGAAGCACCATAAGCAACTGTATTAATACCAATTGTAGATTTATCATCTATTATACCAACAATACCAGAACATCCATAAAATTCTGTTAAGGTTTTATCAGTATATTCAATTGTACCTACAGTTTCATCATTATAAGTTACTCTCAGTTCTCCAGCAGTACCAAATCCAACAGTAGAATCAACTGTTAATGTAGTAGCACCTGAAGATACTGATCCAATTAACTTGGTTTTAGGATGAACTACAAAAGTACCATAAGTTGAACCACGAACACCAATATCCCTGTTATAACCAGCATCAACACTAAGTCTATAATATGTTATCCCAATTCCAGCAGAAACTTCTTCTACTGATGTAATGGGAGCATATGCTCTATCAATAATACTACCATAAGATGGTTCAAATAAAGTAGCCAGCTCCAATTCCTTTGGATTACCTGTAATAGGCTCAACTACAAGGTCATCAGTGATAACATTATAAGCATCAGATGGTCTAAAAGTAAATTCTCCTGGTCTTGATACTTCTACTTCAGTATCATATAATGCCTTAAACAGGATTTTAAAACCTTTATCTGTTCCTCTACTATTATAGAAATCTTTTGACTGTTTAATAAAAATATTTTCATTTAAAGTAGAACTAAAGTCCTTACCAGACAATCCGGGCAAAAGTTGCTTTTTAGTTTTCTTTAAAAACTCATTGAGGAAAAGAGAACTCAAATTATCAATCTTAGTCCCACATGTATGCTCCTCTGAGGTGGTTGAATTGAATACTACCTGCTCTGGGTCATTCTCTGCAGTATATGAACTGATGCCCACAAAACCCCTAACACATCCAGTAAATGATGTTGAAGAAGTTCCTGTATAAGTAATAATTTCATCATCAATTTTCAATAAACCGTAAGATTTTGGAAATCCATCAGTACCAGCTGGATAAGTATCAGTATCTACTAAAATTGTACTATCAGTAAAAGAAATATCAGTTTTTAATCCAACATTATTAATTTTATTGGTAGTATTATCAATCTTAATATACCTATCAATATTCTGAATTAAATCAGAAGGTCCACCTTCAAATTCTTGAGAAATATAATATTGTTTTAAAAAACTAGAAATCAAAGGAAATTCATCCTTCACAAATGTTGGAAGTTGATTTTCGATTACTTGGTTTAATTGAATTCTCTTTTCGGTCATTTTGATAGTTCTATTTTATTATTAATCGATGATTGATAGTATTTTAGGTGGTTCTTCCACCTGAACGAACAAGAGATCCACCTGGATAACTTGGAGATAGTACATATGTAGAAGCAGTTGGATCTGTTCCAGAACTTATCTGGTCAGTAATAGGTTCTATTACGCTACCACTTATATCTAGTCTCAAATAAAGATCTTGTAATCCAATAACATCATTAGAAAGTGGATCTGCTTGAATTTGAATAACACTTTGACCATCATATATCATTCCACTTGCTATATTAACAGGATTTAAGGTAATAATACCATTAGCATAGTCAATTTTTCCAACATTTCTCCTTATTATTGTTGGAGAAAGTGAATTGAGAGCAGGAAGGTTAAAGAAGAATAAAGATCCTGTAACCCCATCACTATTAGGCAAATCTGAGAAATAAACATCCCCAACAATTCCAGTAACTCGGAATGCTGAAGATTTAATATTATATCCACTAGTACGTCCAACAAGGAAAGGATTTCCAAATCCAATAGTATATTCAGCATAAGCTGAGGTAACTACCCTCATATCCCTTCTCATTCTAACTCTTGTTATGTTAGAAGTAATAGATTCGTGACTATTATCAACAATACTCAAGAATTTACTATACTTAAATCTAGCACCATACTTATTCAAATCAGTTGATTCTGAATATTTTTGTATATTATTTTGAACAACTGATGAAATATATTCCCCAGATGATACTAAATTGGAATTATAATAAACTTTAGAATCAACTTCAATATTAAGATACTTAAGATCAAGAATTTCTGGTATAATACCTGCAACAGCATACTTTTTCAACTTTGATTTGATCTTTTCTTTGATCAAATTAGGAACAAAGTCACCATTTTTGGGTTTAATACTAACAAAAACCTTACCAAACTGGGGTGGAACCAAATCTTCACCACCAAATGCTGAAATTGACTCTGTTTCTGGGTAAATTTTAGCAGGAATTATAGTTTCATAGTCATCTGGAGTGATTGCTCTATTTTGAGTGGCATAAATCTTTGGTGCATACTTTTTAATAGACTCAACTGGCTCGATACCAGCTCCACCAGAGGAAGGAGCACCAGGAATTATAGCAGAAATTTTACTAGTTACACTATAATTAACACTATTCAATGTATATGAAAGTTTTCCAGCAAAGTTAAAGGAAGAAATCCTATTTCCTGCATCTCCATTAGAAACTATGTAATGTGCTTCAATAAAATTGTTTTCTTCTAGTTTATTTCCAAAAATTCCATCACCAAAGAAGATTTCATACCTTTCATCAGCAATTTCTTGTAAATAATAGATTTTTGAGGTTGATGAGACATCAAAAAGGTCATCTTGTAATGAATATTTGACTTGAATGCTTGAACTTTCGTTTGGTCTAACTTTAACTGAGATTAAATTGGTATCTATACCAGAATTTGGTAAAATAAACTTCTTATTTGGGTAATTTGCCTTATATGTAAAGTCTCTATGTACAAGAGTACCTTCATAAACTGTAATATTATCAAATGAAGCTATCTGATTGTAAACTGGGACAGTAATATCTTCTAATATTGAAAAAATACCAGAACCACCACCAAATGTACCTGCAGAACTACAAACTGGACCTCTTTTAAGGGTTAAAGTTGAAGGTTTTACTGTAAGAGTGGAACAATCTACAAAGAAACTAACATCTGTGTATGCTGATGTTACTGAACGAGGCAAATATCCAATATTTCTTGCTAATGAAACAACATTTTCTCTCAATGTTGCAGTATCAATGAAAACTTCATTTGCTACCATGTTAGCATTATATGAAGTAATGTATGTATTATATGCTAAAACATCAAGAATTGCTGAAAGGTTTGATCCTTCAAAGTCATAATCAGTAAAATCTGAGTTTGCTCTTAGATATTCTCTAAGGGATGACTTAACCTGCGCAAAGTCTAAGCTGGAAAAATTAACTAATGGCATTTTATCTAGTTGGTAACAATACAAACTCTAATTGTTGTGGAGGAATTCCCACACCAATAACTTCATATTGCAATGAAACGTTAAATACGTTTTCATCAAAGTCTGAAGAAACTTTTACTTTTATTAAATTAACTCTTGATTCATACTTACCAATTGATAATTTAATCTCATCTTCTATAATATTTGCATTAATACTATCAAGAGTCTCAAATAGTGATGCAGTTATTTTACATCCATAACTTGGGTTAAAAAATTTAGTACCAGGAACAGTAAAGATTATATTCTTAATGGAACGTACAATTGCAGTAGTATTTTTCAACGCAATAAGATCATCCGTAAGAGGATTTGTCTCAAAAGTCATGCTAATATCTTTAAATACCTTACTTTCCATATATTAAAGGAATAATTACACAATTATATGGTTATTTATAGTATGAAAAGACATAAAAAAAGAGGGTCCCATTGGAACCTCCCATTATTACTATTTTCCTTGCCCTCTATATGCCTTTTTACGTTTATTTCTAGAGGTTGCTGATAATAAAGTCCTTGCGGACCTACCTTGACGAGTTTTTTTGGGTGTTCCTGGCACCCATGATTCACCACCACTAAATGTTCTTAGTCCCATTTACCAAATTCTCCTAAATTACACGTGTTTTTTCATGTCCAACCCTAATTCTAGGGTCACACCAGATTTCATAACCTGCTTCTTTAGCATCTAAACAGAAACTAACATCTTCTCCACACATATCTTGTACACTACCAGATTCAAATACTTGCATCTTAGGAGCAAACCAAGGATATTCAAGTTGTTCAAATACACCATGTTTAATCATAACCCAACCAAAACCAGTATAATCAACTGTAAAGGGCTTTTTACGCTTACTAATTGATTCTACAGTCTCATGATTCATAACTCCGCCATTCTTACGGAAATCATCCTCTTCCAACCAATGTGCAACAGATGTTGTTTTACCATCTTCAGTAGCATACCATCCACCAGTGATTCCTCGCTCTTCACCTTCTGCTGGTACTGAAACATCACATAACTGCCAGAACTTTTCACTACTGAATACAATATCACTATCAATCCACAATTGATAATCATACTTTAACTTACCATCCCAAGGTTTTTGATCTGGTCCTCTTAGTACATTAGCACCAAGACACTTACATCTAGCAAAATTAACCATAGAAGAGTAATCTTGACTAATTTGAATGGACATCCCATTTTGAACTAAATCAAAACAAAGTTGTACAAAACTCTTTAAAAACGCATAAGAACATCCTCTACCAGGAAGGCAAAAAACAATAGCTTTCCCCCTCATTCGTGCTTTAATCGCATCAAAATCCCACTCTTCCTTTTGAACAGTAGGAGCGTTTGCTTTAACAGTAAATCCTTTAGCCATAATCCTTTACTTGTTTCATATCAATTATAACACAGTATCTATACCCTGTCAAGTATGAAAAAAAAGCAGTACTTCCCACCATGGCAGAACTATTGCTCTTTTATTATTCTAAGGACAATACGTTGTAAAGTTAGGCGAAAGCTCCACTATCCTCCTTTCGATCTCAATACTTGTCTCAGGAGGA